GCACGGCATTATATATCTCATCGGGAAGGTCGGTCAGATTGGCGGAACCGGTGGAGCCTTCTTGAATGTGAAGCTTCCCTTTCAATTCCACGCCTTCACCTTGGGTGAACTTAACAAAGCTGTTACCATCACGGTCCCCAATATACGCATCACCGTACACATGGAAAAACGCCTTGTTGTTAGTTTTGTCTACGCCATACTCAACATACTCCTTGTTCAAGTAGGAGTAGGAGTCTATACCGTGATACAGAGTAACACTCGGGCTGAACACATCGGTAGAAGAGAAAACAATGGCATTCTGTGCGTCAATATTGCTTTCATCCGTCACGTCCTTGTTGTCAATGCCTTTCCATTTGATTCGTGCACCAAGGTGGGCTACAGTATCACCCTTTGCCGGGATGTCACTGCCTGTGTCGCAATCCGCCATGCTGAGGTCAATATAGTGCAATTTGTATATGCCGACATTGATAGGCTCTTTGCTTGCCCCTACACATAAACGCCAATAATAATGGTTCGCTACCTGTTGGTATTCTCCCGGTTTTTGTATGTTGAAGTTTTTGCTCTGTACCTGGAAACCTGCACGGAAGCGGTTCTCCACTTCCACACCGTCCTGCTCGGCAAGGAAGAAACATCTGTACACGCCTTCGGGGACGCCATTGTCTACCGTTTCTTTATCCATCAATTGGAGTTCACTGCCATCTGCAAGCAATATAGGATTCCCGTCTGCCATTGAAAGTATGGGCGTTTGTTCAATGGTGCCCTTGGTCCAAACATCAATAAGCGTAACAGCACCACCCGGAGTTAGAACTATCTTTCCACCTACAGAATTTACATTTTGTATCTCCAATGATTCGAAATAGGCTTTCATGCGGACTTTCAGTTTATCAACCTCCGCATAGGTTTGACCTGTTTCCTTATCAACCATTATGATACCACCTGTACTACCACTGACAAATTTCCCTATTTCAAAAGCTTTGTCAGAGGATAACTTGTGCGGGGTACGGTCATCTTTATCTTTTCGCAAGAAGAAATTACTTCCAAAGGCTTTTATCAGGCTCTTAATTTGTTCTGAATTATATCCACCATTACCTTGACCACCGCTTACTATTGAATCAATCTGGTTCTGAATTTTTTCTAATGTGCCTACAATTTTTTCTTCCTTGAGAGTAATTTCATATTCTGGAATCATATCATCACCTTCTTTTATAGAAAGAGAATCAATGATTATACTCCCACTTATTCCCAAATCATCATCCTCAAACAACATCAAATCACCTTCTTTTATGGTATCATGAATGCTTGTCTGATTATTGGCAACAGCATCATCGTGTTGCCTTGCCATGTAAATATTGTCTACTTTGGGAATGTATGAATAACGAATATAGTCATTTTTTGCTAACCATTTTTTTGCAGATGAAAGTAATCGTTGGGAATGTGCTTTTATATAGACATCAGGCATTGATATATCTAATAATACAAACTTATCACCTGATTTTATATTATAATTTTTATATGGGAAGAACAGTTTTATTCCATCATCATATACACGAGTGCATGTAAGGATATATTTATTACCATGTTTCTCACATTTAGTTATTTCAAAATCACGTCCTCCACACATTCCGTCTTTCATTGACAAGGTAGCAGTTTCTCCCAAAAGGTAGTTGTTGATATCAAAACCTATATCCTTCAATGTGACAGTAAAATTCCCTTTTTCTATTTCCCCTTTATTATCTGCTTGACCATCATCGGTTAGCTGTTCGGCTGAGTACACTTCGTCAAGATTCCCATTATCTCCTGGGTCTATTGAAACAGTTATTCCTGCATCTTCGAGTTGCTGTGCTGTCATTCCCTCTATTGAAGGAAATATTTCTTCCAAACCTTCCTGGCTTCCATCAAAAAAAATAGTACCTTCTCTTATACCAAGTTCTTCTATGTTATCGCTGTCGATATAAGGGTCTAATGTTGTTTCGGGGAATCCAGGTAACATAAGGTTGTCTACTGCCATATTATTTGGCAGATAATTGCCGACAGAGGAACCGGATAATTTATTGTAATATCTGTCAGGCATATTTCGTGTGCTTCCATATGCTCTTAGACGAGTAACAATCTTTTGGTCAGCTTCGGCATTGCGTTCTATCTCATACAATCCTTTGCCTTTCCCATATTTAAAAATATTGTCTACTGCTATCCCAGCAGTGCCTATAGTGATCTCTCTTCCTCTTATTATGAAATTAGCTTCAAATTCAGAGTTTGTTAATGCAAGTGCATCCCATACATTTATTGTATCTACACTTATGTTGATATTTTTCTTGTTGACATATTCAGGATGAACGATTACAGTCCATTTTTTATTCCCTGTATATATACGATCAAGGTTTACCTGAATGCGTTCAGCGAGATTTGATATAGATGATGCAAAAAAGCTGAATTTTGGCAGTGAGGTAAAATGTATATTGTTGTCATTGGGAACATAATCAAGGAAATCACATCTCGCAAGTTCGTCACTTAAAGAGTTGAATTTTACATTGTCATAAGTGAATGCGTCTCCTGTAGAATTTTTACTTGCTTTCTTTAAAATAGTAGGGTCATAGTTTATTTCAAAACGTTCCCCACGATATATAAGATAATCACCTATTGCAAACTCTATAGGGGATTCGCTTTTTATAGTACAAACAACAGAACATTCACCCATAAATTCACCATTATATTCCAACTGATGAATTTTACATTTTGCTATCTGTCCTGTTTTATTATATATCGTCCAACTCATAACACTTTTTCTGTAAGTCCCGTTATTGTTTCACCAATGCCCTTTACCGGAGTTACTCTTGATAAAGGGTTGTCAACTTTCATAGTAAGCTCAAATTCCATAATATCATCAAGATTGCCTTTTGTAAGTGTAGGCTTTCCTATTTTAAAAAGTCTGCAAGTCCGACCTATTCCGTCATGTGGAACAAACAGCTTTGTTTCCACCCCACTACCATCTTTTCCTGTCAAATAATCTAACAGAAAGTCCATTTTGTCCCATGCTGTATTTGGTTCCCCTTTATAAGCTATCCTTATAGTTATATTGTATGGTTTTAAAGGAAGGGTAGGAGGTATATAAGTGTCTTCTCCGTTTTCATCTGACCAATTCCTTGAAGGGAGGTCCTTGATTTCCATGTCTGGTAAAGATATACCCATACATACCATTCCGAAATCAGTAAGACTGTCTTTCAAAGAGGAACTTTCCTTTACTTTTTGCATTAATATGGAATAAGGCTTGCTCATCGTACTATTGTTTGTTATATAAGATCATTTTATAGAGTATTCGCTAAGATCTATCTGTATTCTGTCAGTTCCTTTGCCGTATTTATCGCGCCACTCCTTGGCTTTGCGCTCCACATCGTAGGCATCAGCTTTGTTAAACTTGTTTTTTTTGTTTCTTTTGTCCTTATGGTTGTATACTGTTATTGGGCAATCAACTGCCATAAGTTCTATTTGTGCTGCGGTATATCCCCAATAATATCCCCACATTGGAATATTCCACAGTCCCCATAGCAATTTCAAGGGCTCTGTGAGGCATCCATGTTTTTCTCCGATGAACCATGCTGCTCCCCAGTCTGTCCTCGAAGGATACGCCTTGCTTCCTCCCTCGTCTTCATCATCTCGGTATCCCTCATCTCTGTCAGATATATGATAGACATGAAGTAGCTCTCCACATCCTCTTTTTTTTTACATGTTTCCAATAATGGCAGATATTCTGCATCGGTGTATTGCTTCACATAGAAAAACCATCTCCAAAGAAACCAATAAAGAAAAAATATCGAGAAATAGCCGTTAAGCAGAAGAGCTGCCACACATTTGGCATTCACTTTTCGCTCGTCCTTCTCGTTTAAGATGATGTCTGTCACCTTGCTTTTGGCTCCGTTTCTTATATAACCTATCTTCCATTTGGATTTTCCAAGAATGACAATATCCTTCTTATTGCGTTTTACCGCATTAAGTTCTCTCTCATCAGCTTCTGTAGGCTCTGATATTATCTTTCGTTTTGTCATGATTATATATTCGTTAATGAACAGAAGTGGATATGCATTATTCCACCTCTGTTTTCTAAAAAAATCTCATTAACCACCTATTGTTTTCCATAAAATCATAATGTCAGCACCTTCACTGTTCTCTAAAGGGCTGACGGCAACATTGAAATAAGCTGGATTGTCACCATCAGCAGCAACAAGACTAGAATACATTTCCACATTAGGCAAGGCGATAATAGTCTGTCTGTCTTCGCTGAACATTAATAAAGAGCCTACAACTTTTTTGGGAGCAAGAGAGTATGCGCCTCCTGAGTATGTTACGCCCTCAACAAGAATACCTTCTGTACTTGTGATATCTCCTCCTACCTTGTTCATCAACAAAGAGTTTACAGGTCCTGCAATGCTTGCCACTTGGAATGAGATGTCGCCATCTCCTTTCGTTGCCTTGCTTACCCATGTACTTCCTGTAGTAAGTTTGATTTTAGTAACTTCTGCATCTCCGGTATTAAAATTTACTCCTTCTTCAAGTACTGGAAATTCTATATCGACAGTAAATGCTTTGCCTAAATCTGCTGCCTTTATTTCAGAACTCTTGAAATAAATTTCCTTTACGTCATTGAAAAGTGTTTTCAAATCGGTCAGTTTGGTTGTAACGGTTAGTCCTGCCATAATTTTGTCGTTTTTATTGTTTTACTTTGTGTTTGTTAATATGAATAGCTGTCGGTTGTGTTTACCAACAACTTTGCTTGTATGTTCCATACGGTGAAACCTAATCCATCATCTCCTTTAAGGACTATCTTCGGATTCGTTACCGAATATCTCTCAGAAACAATTGGGAATTTCTCAAGAACGGCATTAAGTATTTGTTCTAACTCCCTAGTCGGAGATATTCCGCTGCTACGGTTCCTCACAAATATCTCTATACGCATTGTAGTTTTCTGCCATGCATTCTGATCATCAATAGCTATCGGCAGAGATACCACTATCATATTATCCGTTTGTTTGGATAAAGCGGATGGTCTGTGTTCTGGGAATACCCTTTCTGCCACATCTGAAAGCCTTTTACATATGTCTTTCAATATTTCACTGATATAGTGCTTGGTTATATGCGCCATCAGGATATCGGTTTTAGATTGTCTAACAATATACTTTTAAGCCCTTGGTATGTTTCGGTTAGAACATTAAGTTTGCGTGTGTTTTCCAAATAAACTGAATATTCTGTTCCGGTGGTCATTACTATGGCATATCCTTTTTTAGGGCTTCCCTTATAACTTTGTAGAAAATTTAATGAGGTTTGCTGACCATATAAATTATCTACATCAACTGCTCCACTTACACTCCTTGCCTTTCCTTCATAAGGGCGTGTCAAATAGATGGTTTTACCCTTCTGTATTTTTAACCTTATTGGTTTCCTTAGCCTATCTCCGGAAGATATTACGAATGCAAGTTTACCGTCAATATAGAAGCCACAGGAGTAAGAGGTTTGAGTGTTCCCGGTAAAACCGTCGAATTGTCTTTTTCTCTCTGCATCATCTATCAGTTGGTAGCATATTCTTGCCATTTTGTCTATAAAATAAGCATTTTTTATGGCTTTGAACATTTGTACACCTTCATCAAACCCTTCTATCTTCCCCATATATTTAGTTTTTAGACATATTGAAATAAACTGTGGTTCCCATTTCAGTAGGGTAGGCATCAGTCACTGTCAGCTTTTTGTTAGTTCCCGTATAGTCGGTCACATCCAATATACATCCTGTACAAACGCCCTTTACTAGCCCAGGTATATCAACCGCATAATCTCCTTTTAATACATTGTCTGTTTTGAATGTGCGTAGGTTACTACTTCCATATTTATTGCATTTGCCTTCGTACAACACAGTTTCTACGCCATCATCCCATGATGTTTCATCGGATATCTTGTATACTCTGCATGTATGTGGGAATCGTGGGTTGCTTACTTTCGCCATAACTTCATACCATAGGTTTTCATCCGTATCGTCCCTTTTATAGCATTCTCTCCATATTTTTTGTAGATATCGTTAGCCATAGCTCGAAGATTGCGCTTATCGAAAGCGGAACTTTGTGTACCTCCTTCTTTGTGTTTCCATACACCGTTTGCATCTTCAATGCTGCCAGTTACACTTGGGGTGCTTGCACACCACATATATAAGTCGGCTTTGCATAATTCTTTCGTTCGTTTATCTATATCCCTTATATCAAGATTGGGGACAAGTTCACGATCTATCAGAATTGAGTTAATAGCATTATCGCTTACATCGAATCCGACACAACCACGGAGATAAGACTCTATGGTCGTGTTGAGTTCTGTAATATTTTGAGAAGCATTAGTCATTATTCCCCTTTAATTTCTAGATAATACATCCACCGTACCTTATTTGGAACTACTAGCCCTGTTACTTCGGATTTGATTACTTGGGTCATTGTCTCGTCATCAAACAGTTGACGAATCAAAGTGCGTCCACCGTCATACAAAGCTGTTCTCGCTCCCGGCGTTTCCATATAGATAGGCTTACCGCATTGGACATCACCAATAGCACCATTTGGAATATAAACCATAACTCCTTCGTTAAAACTCTGTAAGTTAACATATTCCATCTTTTTGGCGGTCTTGTTGTATTTTTCAACAACAGATATAGCATCGATTACTACAATAGGAGCTCCAACTCTCGCCTCAATGAATGCTTTAAGAGTTTCATCGTCAATCAAAGAACCTAATGCCTTTTTATTAGCATCATCTGTAACATCTGGGCGTGTATAAGTTACATATAAATTACGGAAATATGGGAGCATCATCAAATCATCCCATGTAGTTTTACTAACTTCCCAATGTCCGGCAGGAGCAAAATCTTTTTGTTCGCTGTTACGTTTCACATCACGCATTACTTTTATAGGGTCAATGGCATTAGTATCAAATTTTTGAGTGACTGTTCCATGAGAACTATCTTTAGAATACCAATGACTTTTTTGAATATTCTTAGAAGGAACACCAAAATCTATTTCTGTGGTAATGCCTAATGGGTTATTGGTGGCATTGATTACTAGCTTCCCTTTATTGGATACAATTTGATGACGTTGGTGGGCAATAGTATTATAATTACCACCAATCAAATCGTCAATACCGTTAAATAATAATTCCATAATGGTATCTTCGATTTCCGGCGTAGTATCTCCAATAGCATTGGCGAGCATCATCTTCTCTCGGAGGATTTTGCGGCTCATTACAACTTCATGCTTAAATGTAGGTAAACCACCCATTTTCAAGCTGAGACCATCAGTTGATTTGGTTGCACCGTCACTGTCAATATCCACATAAGTTGCCATAGTGTATGGGCGGATAGTTGCCTCAATCTGCTCATACGTAGGATTGATTGGAATATTAGGATTCAAAGGGAAACCCATCTGTGAGAACGTTCTGTCTGCATTGTATTTTTCGGCAAACATATCGTTGATGTATTTAGTCAACGCACTACCTTGTTTATCGCTTACGTATCCCATTGAAGCAAGTCCTTTTGCTACAATGTCGTAGAATTGTTTGTCTCTTGTGTACATTATATCCTCCTTTCTTTAGGCTTCTCTTACAAATTCAATCATTGGGAGATTAGACTCCATGGCTGTAGGAATACTTGCTCCTACTACTCTGTCTGCATAAATTCTTCCTGCTCTCACTACGGCACAAGTAGCTAAAGTGCAACCTTCGGGAATGCAAACATCTTCAAAAATCAATCCGTTTACAGTGTTTGTAATATCGGTCCATTTGGAAGCATTGAAAGATTCAGGAGATTCAATTTTTGTTTTGTTCTTATATATTTTACCTCCATTCTCTACGATATCACCTACTTCATAAGTTTTTTGTTCATACGCCGGTCCAGCCAGCACCACTACCGTTTTACCTGCTCCCATAAATTGTACCGGTGTACCTGCACCAATAACTGTACCTGCCGGGTATTTGGTGTGATTTATCATGCCACCTCCCTGATACAGTTCTCTTACTCTGCTCCACACAGGAAAATGGCCTCCGAACTCTGCACTTCCTTGTGCTATGGTATTAAAAGTACCTTTTTGTAAGTTCATACTTGTTTTGTTTTAATTTGTGTTTGCGTTAATACTCTCTCAGTCTTGCTGCTCGTTTTTTGGTAATTTCCCTTGGCTTTGCATACGGGCTTTGAACGCTTCTCGTTTCACTTTGGCAGCTTCTTTATCTGCTGTTCCTCCATTACCGCCACTGCCTTCCCCTCCGTAAGGAGACGCTCCGTTACCAAAATACGACTTCAGTTTTTCCTCATAAACATTCTTAACAGCATTCATGAATGCAGTATCATCCATGCCTTCTTTCAATTCTGTCATTTGAACAGCGTCATTCCATAAGGCAGTGTTCTGTACTTTCAGTTCCTTTGCTTTCCCTTTAACAGCACTACGTATTTGATCCATGGAACGTTTCTGTTGTTCTCCTTTCAATTGAGCTCTGAGTTCTTCAACGCTTTTTTTCAATTCGTCCAACGCTCCATCTTGTTGTTGCGATGATTGTTGAGTCTGTGGCTTGTAATTTTTAACAAATTCGCTTTGTTCATGCCGCATTTGTCCACCCATGGATTTTAGGATTTTCACATGTGTGTTCACGTAATCATCTGTCACAATTGCATCATCCGTAATACCGGGAAGAATCGCTTCAAGATATGTGTCAAGTGTCCTTACAGATAATCCGGTGTCTCCGTACATCTGCGTGTTAGCATCAGGTTCTCCGATACTTGGCTTAAATTTGGATAAAAGGGTCTCTTTGTCCATAATGTTCGTGTCTTATTTTGTGTTTATGTTGAAAAAAATAGAGCCATATCAAAGTGGGGTTTCCACCTCGATACAGCTCTATCGGCTTTATATCTTAATCTATTATGTCGTTGCGGAAGGTGGAATCGAACCACCGACCTCTTGGTTATGAGCCAAATGAGCTACCAACTGCTCTATTCCGCGATATTATTTTATTCTCCGTTCCCTGTTGCATTGATGTCAATATAGTGTTTGCATCTCCTACATTTTACCCGAAGCATAACAATTCCTTTAAGGTAACGTATTTCGCCTATCTTTTGACCACATACAGGGCAGATTGCCATGATCCCCTTAATCTCTGTCTCATCAAAATTTATTTCTGTATGAATCTTTATCATAGGCTTTCTTTTCTGCAAAGATAAATGTTATAATCTGATTTGCAAATAAAAATAGGATATATTTTCTTTATTTTAATGGAGTATATGTGTATATTTGCATGAACAATTGTAAATACAAGCCAAAGAGCTGTGTTACCCATACTGATTGTATGGATGCACAGCTCTTTTCTATTGAATATGGATATAATAGATTGCAAGTTAAAAACAAAGTACGGTCAGGATGTGCTTGATTCTAATTATATACTTTCCCTTCGTGAAGTGGACAGGAAGAACCCAAACAGGTTGAAGATTATCGCACAAGCAGGGGGACAAGAAAAGCTATTGTCCACTAATGCTGATATATGCATATATGGTGGGCAGCGCGGTGGAGGGAAAGCACTGATATTCGATGAACCGATATGTACTCCATTTGGTTTTAGAAAGATACAAGAAATAAAAGAAGGTGATATTATAACTGGACTTGACGGGGGCATGCAACGGGTTGTATACAATTCCTATCAAGGTTATAAGGAATGCGTAAGGCTGAAATTTGTTGACGGTTCATACACAGATTGCTGCATAGACCATCTTTGGAATATAAAGCAATCAAATTATTGTTCCAAGAAACGTACCATGTATAGATTGGGGCTTAATGACGAATGGAGAGTATGGACTACAAAGATGATTATAGATCATATGGAAAAACAAAAAGGGAAGAAGCAACCAAAACATCTTTCCGTCCCATTGTGTAGCCCTGTAAGATTTACAAGAAGCAAGCCATTTAAGTCCAAATTCAATCCGTATATAATTGGTGCTCTTATTGGGGATGGGTGTATAACGGAGAATATAATAAACGAGAGCAGCTGCATTATGCTGTTCAATCCGGACGAGGAAGTTATCAGTGAATTTAAGAATAATGTAGAATATTCTTCTTGTAAATTCAAAGGTGGGTGTTATCACATGCGAATAAACGACAAAGAACTTATTGACGAAATACAGAAGATTGGGATAGTCGGAAGTTCTGTTGAGAAGCATATTCCAAACATGTACTTATATGGTACATTGGAAGAAAGATGGGCACTTATTCAAGGAATGATGGATACGGACGGGACGATTGACAGCAGAGGTCACCTTTCTTATACGACAGTAAGCAAGAACCTTGCGGAAAATGTGAAGTTTATTATAAACAGTTTAGGCGGATTGGCGACAATAAGAAAGGGAAGAGCCGGGTATAGAAATTCACAGGGTGAGTATGTTCGATGCAATGATGCCTACAATATTTATATAAGAATACCTGATGCGGAAAGATTATTCAAAGTACAACGCAAAAAGGATAGATGTAAGCCTTATAACAGTGGCATAAGCATTAATGCGAGAAGAATTGTAGGATACGAGAGAATAGGAATAAAAGAATGTTGTTGCATTGCGGTGACAAATCCTGATAGTTTATTTCTTACAAGGGACTTTATTGTCACCCACAACTCCTATGCACTACTTATGGAAGCGTTGAAGGATGTAAAAAATCCTAATCTTCGGTCTATCGTGATGCGTCATGAATTGAATGACCTTTCAGATATAATCGAAACATCATATCAGATTTATACACCATACGGCAAATACAACAAATCCAAGAATGATATGACTTGGAATTTTGACCGTGGAGGTTTTTTGGAGTTTTCTTATCATGCCGACAGCGTAGAGGACTTTAAGACACGTTTCCAAGGACATCAATACTCGTATATTGGTGTAGACGAAATAACGCACATGGACTATCCGAAATTCAAATACATGATAACATGTAACCGTAATGCTTTTGGTTTGATAAATCGTTTTATTGGTACTTGTAATCCTGACCCTGATTCGTGGGTCGCTCGTTTTATCGATTGGTGGATAGGAGAGGATGGTTATCCAATTCCCGAGCGTGATGGCATTATCCGTTATTGCTTTATGGACGGAGAAGATGTTTCATCTATATATTGGGGAGATACACGTGAAGAGGTATATAAGCAATGTAAACACATTATTGAAAAATACTATCGAAAGGAATACGAACAATACGGTTCTCCTGAAGAATTGTTCATCAAGTCTGTAGCGTTTATTGAAGGTAAACTATCAGATAATGTCCAGCTTCTTCGTTCCGATCCGACTTATCTAGCCAATCTTGCAAATCAAAGCGAGGAACAACGTGCGAGGGATTTGGACGGCAACTGGAAATACCGTTCAATAGGTGATGATATGATAAAGCTACAGCACATGGAAAATTTTTATAAGAATGCTTATTGTCCCGGAGATGGTGTACGCCGGGTATCATGTGACGTGGCTTTTGATGGTGGAGATGCTATGGTCATGTGGTTATGGATAGGCAATCATATTCAAGACTTGTATGTATGCTGGTTTAACTCAAAAGGCGCAGTTAACGCTGTAAAGACAAAACTCAATGAATGGCATGTGCGTGAAGAGAACTTTACTTATGACCTTAATGGGTTGGGACAGGCTTTTAAAGGTTTCTTCCCTAAATCTGTGCCTTTTAATAACAGGGAATCTGTAGCGGATGAATACAAGTATATTTATGCTAATATGAAATCACAGGCGGCTTATATGTTCGCACAGGCTGTGATAAACTGCGACATTTCTATTTCAGAAGATTTATTAAAGAGGAAAATAAGCACACGTTCATTCACGGATACTCCTCTTACATTGGTGCTAAATAAAGAAAGGAAGGCTATACGCCAGAATGTGACGGAGGCCGACAAAGGTTTTTCTCTTATAAAGAAAACGGAAATGAAAGCATTGGTCGGTCATTCGCCTGACTTTATCGAGGCTCTTTTGATGAGGTTTGTATTTGATATTAAACAGAAACATCATACGAAGCCTAGAAGATTGCCGAGATATGTCAATCCTTTAAGGAGATTTGTAAAACAATAAACACAAGATAAACATGAGAACAAGAGACATTAAATCAAAGCGACCATTTCGAAGGATACGCCCGGATGGTTACATATCACATGGTAGATTTTCTTCTTTGGAAAATGCGAAAATGCCTTCTGATGTGATTAATTTTGATATCGTAACACAAGCGGACTTTCTTCGTGAATTTTATCCTACGGGACATGCAATCAATGACCCTACTATCTATCCAGATATTTGGAGGGAGGAAGATATTCCTGTATTGGATGAATCTGGGAATGATACAGGGAAAACCACACGTAGGTTATATAAAGAATTAGTTCCTCGTTATGCTTTTGCCTTTCAACAGATAATTACTGTTAAACATCTTGTACATCTGTGTGGAAATGATGTGCAATTTGAGCTTAATTCCACTAAGACAACCGAAAAAGAGAATGAGGATTTTGCCATTTATCGTACAGGATGGCTTAAAAAGGATATGGAGATAGCTTTTTATGAATCAGCCAAATCAGTGAAAGTTACCGGAGACAGTGCCTTTGTCGGTTATCTGAGAGATGGAGAGTATTATTGGAAAACATTGTCTTATCTTAATGGTGATACATTATACCCACACTACGATTCGGTTACAGGGAAAATAAATCTGTTTGCACGTGCTTTCAGAGATTATAATGAAAATGGAGATATATTGACTGAATGGTTGGAAGTATGGGATGATACATATTTATATAGATACAGGCAAGGGAGCGAAGGGAATAAGACGCTTAAAGAAAGATTGTTAGGTATATTTGGTATTAACGGATATATATTGATATCTAAAAAGCCACACGGATTCCCATTTATTCCTGTGGCATATAAACGTGATGATAATGGTGCTTGCTGGTCTATGTCACAAGATACAATAGACGGTTATGAAATGTCATTTTCCCAAATGGCACACAATAATCAGGCTTATGGTGAACCCATTCTTGTATTCCAAGGAGAGGGGGATAACTTGGATGCATTGAAAGATGTGAATGGTACAATTAAATCGCTCTCTATGACAGCTGAAGATAAAGCCTCATACCTACAAGCACAATCCGCATCAGACAGCTATATGAAACAACTTGATACACAATATAAGATGATATTCTCACAGTCATTCATTGTTGATCCTCCCGAATTGAAATCAGGTGATTTGCCTGCGGCAGCTTTGAAGATTTTATATTCTCCTGCTTATGAGAAGGCTATGAATGATTGTTTGGAATATCAATCTTTTCTTAATGATATGGTGAAAATATTTTCCTATGGTTATGGAGTGGAGATGAAAAAGACTATAGATTTCACTAATCTTAGCATGAAATGGTGGCTGGAACCCTATGTTCATGTAAACTCTTCTACTGTGATTGCCGATCTTGCATCTGCCGTGGTAAATGGTTTCATTTCTCGTCAGACTGCATCGGAGAGAATAGAAACACTTTATGCTACCAATGCGGAGTGGGACAGAATATTACGTGAAAAGAAAGAGGAAGGAGAAAGAGAATTACTGAATCAGATAAAATTGCAAGAGGCAAAGACTAAAAACGCATCAAATAGTAATAGTTCATCATCACAAACAACAAAAAAAGAATAAGCCATGTTGAAATATTCCACAAGATTCAAAGGGGAGAACAAACGCCTTTTTATTACCGCCCAGCACAGAGCCGTTGCCGATCTTATGATTATGGGTTGGACTCCCAATGACGCTTATATTGCAGTAGGTTTGTATAATGCTGCTTTTTCTGATGAATACAACAATACCCAAATCATGCAGATTACAGAGGACAAGCGTTTTTTAGAATATATGCAAAAGAAGGAGCGTGCCATTGCCCGTGGTTATAAAAAATCCGTTCCTGCAAGTATCGGGACAGACGAGGAAGAGAAAGTTAAAACATCGAGTTTTCGTTCCAAAGACGAGGTGATAGATGCTTTGGTTGAAACTGTTGGAGATTTAAGAGGTAAAGAAAAAGCGGATGTACTTATGAAGATTGCAGATTTACAGCAGATGAAGAAAGAGGAAGTTATTGAAGAAGACAACACAGTGCACTTCTATTTACCTATTTCTTGTAAAATATGTGAGCTATATTTAAAAGCTAAAAAGAGGAAACCCAAACAGGAAGAGATTAATGATGATTCAGAGGTAGGATAAAAAGCGGAGTTTTTCTCCGCTTTAATTATATTGCAAGTCATTTCTTGTCTGACTTAAAATCCGCCATTCTATAATATTGCGATGGAAACACGCTTAAGCTGCTCCCCAAGCTCAGATAAGGCGATTGAAAACGTTTTCAATTCATCCGGGGTAAAATCGGCAGGCTTACCGTTTACAATATTGCCATTTATACGTTGATACAACCATTGGCGAGACTTCCCGAAATAATGCTCTGCAATATATGACATAGAAGCGAATCCAAGTATATGGTCTAGTTTTTGTTTACGGTCAACAATCTTTGAGATTTTTTTAGCTTCATCTATAGCCTCTTTCGCGCCTTCTTTATACGCCTGTGCGAACTCTTTTCTTTCCGCTGGAGACAATGATGCGAGGAAGGCTTTAAATCGCTTGTCATATTCTGCCTTTTGTTCTTTGGTTTCCAATAAGACAAAATCAGCTTTCCATTTCTTAAGTTCTAATCTTACGTCCATGGTAATTTTGTTTTTAGTTATCTTGGAAAAGGTAGCTCCACCTATGGGGAGCTACCACTTTCTTTCAGCTTGTTTTTGGCGTCAATTAAGTCATCTAACGCGTCATTGACGCTTCCTTCAAGCTCCTCGTCTGAAATCCAGTCGGTCTCCCGAATGTCATCCCAGTAGAGAGAAAAGAAGCTAAGGTCTTTTTCCGCAGCTTCAATCCGAGCCTTTAGCTCTTCTTCGTCATCATACATTGTGCACTCTGTCTTATGACAGTGCAAATATAATAACCTTTTGGTAATTATACAAGGAAAGGGAAGTTTTTTTTAGTTTGTCTTTGCCATATTGTGAGGTGTATTATAAAACATACACTAGTATAGTGTGTCTTTTTTCGTACAAAAAAGCCCCGAACTTGAGGAACGGGGCTGAAATAGTTAGAATTGTTTATCAAATATCGTCTAACGCTTCACTTTCTTCTTCCTTTATTTTTAGCTTAGAATTAATCTTATCCTCATAGCTCATTTGAATATAACCAAACTGAGATATTTGAACGATGACACCCCCTAAAGGTAGTCTGTAAAATGATATATAATCACATTTTTCTTTTCTTAAAGCTTGTAATTCATATCCATCCCCTTCATAATAAGGAGATGAGAAAAACTCATAATGTGCTTCAGGTTCACCATATTTTTTAGTAAATAATTCTTTCATGTTTAAATAATCAGATTTCAAAGAACTCCAAGATTCTATTTCGTTATAATTAACTGTTGTTTTCCACACTATTTTAGATTTAGGAGTTGCCAATATATGTATAGTGGCATAATTCCCTGCAAAAATGCCTTCCATCACTGCAACGTAATCTCTTACATATCCTTTAAATGTAAATCCCTCTTTACTTAGTCTCGAAACAAAATCTGAAAGTTTACCATCTAATGAAATACCTTTAAATTCTAAATGTTGGGGATCTTGTGCAAATGAAGATAATGCAATAACAAAACCAATCAATAAAAATAATATTTTCTTCATAATTACATACTATTTATAGAAATTTTAATCCCAAATCAAAAACGTATGACCTCCATTGAAATAGCAGAAGTTATGGGCAAACAGCACGCTCATATTATGCGTGATATTCGCAACCTATTTATATGTTTTTCTTTTATCTTCCTTAAATAAATTCATGTATTTTTCATATGAAATTTCAAAGTAGAAATTATCAGTAAAAATAGGTTTCCCAAGATCCAAAGAAACAGGGAAAACAGAAAATCTTATAACATCCTTATTGTTATTCATTGTTCTTTTTACCCAAAGTATATATTTAGGTGGATTTTCTTCTTTATATTTTCTATTAGCATACTCTTCTCCTTCGTGTTTTTTATAGCTATTGTATAAGATTTGGCTAGATGAATAAATCGTATTCATTAAATCCAAAAAGTAAGGAAAAGAATAATGTTTATTACCTTTGTACATATCAAAATTAAAAGAAGATATAATATTAACAACTTTATTTAATTGTATATCCTTTAATAAAGTGTAGTCATTATCAGTTATTAATGCACCATGTAATTTCCTATAATATCTCCAATCTAATTTTAAATTAGGATATTCCCATTCTGCTTTATAATAATCTATAAATAAGAACTTTAGTGAATTTATACTTCCAATAAATATAGTATTAAAATTTTCAGATTGGACGCCTTCTTCAAATTGAAAGTTATGGCATGAACGACTTTTCCATTTTCCGTTATCCTTATGCCAATATTTAGCATTAGAAATAACTTTGGATTTATATTCTAAAGTTATAATATTTTCATTTTCTCTTGTTTGAGCAAAAGAACAAGTTAGATATAGTAAAAATGTTATACAAAATAATACCTTTTTCATGATTGATAAATATATTTTAAATTTATATTTGTTTGCAAAAGTATGTAATTATTGGCTTATTATGTAATTATTTTTATGAAAAATCCTATGTTATATGGTAATTAGACTAAATATAATTGTAAAATATAGAATATATAAATTGTTTTCTCCGCTTTCGCAAGGTTGGCACAAGTAACCTATGCTAATAATATGTTATGCAACATATTTTTGTCACTTCTCAATTCTTTCTTGCTTGCTTTTATTTTACATGTAATTTATTGTATAGCAATTAATATTCGCTGCTCTTACTTTCTTGCTTTTGTTTATATATGACTGATTGTCAATGTTTTAATATTTGCAATGAAGAGGAAATAGACTTATCTTTGTTTCAGAAAATTCAAACAGGTTCATTCTTCTTGGCAGTCGGGTAGCTTGTGGTTAAAATATTATTGGGCATTTATCTTTGAAGCAGACTGCCAAATTAGGCTTCACTGATAGGTGCCCATCTCTTTTTAATAGTAAGGTTAAGGGACTCTAACTATCAGAATGACATCAATACTTAAAAAACGAATAACTATGGCGAAAGATTTAATTCTTACCAAGGAAAGTAGCGAAAGCGAAATCAAAGCGTATTTTGACGCTGTGTTAAAGTTGTCACAATTAGACAACGAGTTCCCAATCAATTTTGACGAGGTGTGGATGCTTGTGTATCAAGATAAGCACAAAGCAGTTAACGAGCTAAAGGATAAATTTATAGAAGATGTGATTATCAGGCAGTCACCCAAAAGGTGGAATGTAAAAACGGCATTGGGTATTCAAGATGGGTTGAAGAAAGATGGAACTGTCGCAAGTTGGAGAAATTCTCTGCTTTCTTTATTTATTAACTTTTAATTTTCATTATTATGCGACAGTTGAATGAAAATTACTCAAACAGCAATAGCGTTGCTGTGTTAGGTACGGCAAGCCCTTCCGACATGGGGCAAATCTTCTCTTATAATGGGAATAGTGTAAGAATGCGCAAAATGAATGGGTATATTCTTGTATGCCTTACTGACTTTGCAAAACCGTTTCCCGACAAGAATCTATCCACTATTATCAATTCAAAGGAATTAACCGATTATGTAGGTCGTTTGAGTGAAATAAAGAATTTTAGTTCATCTGATTTACTGCAAGTTACAAGAGGAAATCATTCAGATGGAAGAGAGCAAGGCACATGGGCACATCAGAAAGTCGCTATCCGTGTCGCTCAAAAGTTATCCACTGATTTTGCCATTTGGGTTGATGATAAGATAGAGGAGTTATTAACTACTGGAAGCGCATCACTCCAACCTCAACTCCCAAATTTTAATAATCCTGCCGAAGCCGCCCGTGCATGGGCAGACCAATACGAGAAAAATCAAGCTCTTGCATTAGAAATCCAACAGCAACAGGAAACTATCGAATTCCAACAGAAAGAGCTTACACAATCTGCACCAAAAGTCAGTTACTACGACAACCATCTGTTGAGCGTCAATGCCATGACAACCACTCAAATCTCAAAAGAGATAGGGATGTCGGCAGAAAAACTGAACAACAAACTGAAAGAACTTGGAATACAGTTCAAACAGTCGGGGCAGTGGCTCTTAAAATCACCATACGACAAATGGGGTATGCATGAAACGAGAACCACCTTAATTCCGCAACACTATAGTTTAACATTATTTATAAGTGCCTGAGCAACA